CCCAGTCACAAGCAGAATCGCAGTAGCGAAAACAACTTTGATCGAAGCACCCACGGCCATAAACAAACTACCGGTGCGCTTTGCAAAATCCCACACCGCATTCCACTGTGCCCCGACCGATGAAAAGTATTTGAACAGCCCACCACTTTGCGCAATGAATGTGTCGGCCACTCGCGCAAACGCCAACGCCCCCTCCATGATTTTAGTACCGATCATGCTGCCGATTTTTGCACCGCCCGTATCTCCAATCAGGTTAGTGAACTGGTCTACGACCCCTTTGATTGCAGGCGAAAGGTTTGCAACCACCTGCGTTATCACCCCTTGAATCGCCGCACCGGCCCGCTTGAAGCCATCATTCATATTTTCAATATCGACCCCTTGCGCGTCGGTCAATGCCAGCCCAAACTTTTTGGCGTCTTCCGTTGCAGCCTTCACACCGCCCGCACCTATTTCAAAAAGCGGCAACAAATCGGCCCCCGCTTTTCCGAATATGCTCACGGCTGCGGCCGCGCGTTGTGCCGCCGATGGCAGTGCTGCAATGGCGTCAGAGATTTTAGTGAATCTTTCTGCCGCGCTCATTCCCGCAAGGTCATTCACTGACAACCCAAGCGCAGCAAACGAAGCGATAGCAACCTTGTTTCCGTTCTGCGCTTTGACCATTGCAATATCGGATTTTGTAGAACCCTTGACGAGTTGCTCCAACCCAATGCCAGCAAGATCGGCAGCGTGTTTCAGTCCTGCGAGTTCGCCGTAACTCATTCCGACGCGGCGACTCATTTTGCTAATGTCGTCCGCAGTTCCTGCGGCCGTTGACCCCATCCCAACAAGCGACCGTACCGCAGACGATACCGAACTTGCAATGTTGCCAAAAAGTTGTGCCCCTTGAATTGCAACCAGCGACCGCATCGACCCATGCAAACCCATCAGTCGCGCTTGCAAACTACCCGTACCGGACTCCATCCCTCGCATCGCACCGCGCAGACTTCCCATCGACCCCGCAAGCCCTTTTGTTGCGCCCCCTGCCTGCGCCATCCCCGCAACAAGCCCATTTGTAGAGGCCGTAAAAACTGCTCGCACTTTGCCGACTGTCGATGCCATAACTCAACCTTGATACCCGGGGATTTTTCGCAGTTCCGCAGCAATTTCTGCATCAGTCATAACAGCACCGCCGGGGCGGTAGCACGGCATGAATCGATCCTCGTCGTCGGGTGTTACTTTTGCGCCAGCCGCAGCCGCTGACCATATCGCCACCCGTGCAGATTGTCGCCATGAATTGCCGAACGGTTCCAGTCTGTAAAACGCCATCCATTCTGTCAGTTGTCTGACCGTTATCCTGCGAGACAACGCATCAACGTCCCACTCGCCACACTCCAGCGCCAACCTAAAAAGAAACATTCTTTCAGGTTGGCTCCGAATGTTTTTCCATCGCATCGACTTCCTGTTCAGTCACTTTCATTAGCTCAAGACAGCGTTCCCAAATTCGATGCAGAGCCGCAGCGGAATGCTCGCCCAGTTTCTCTATATCTTTTGGGTTCGTGAATAAAACTTTGCCGTCTCTGTCGGACAACAGCATCGACGCAAGTTTGGCCCGCCAGATTGTTTTCTTTGGCTTGCCGACTTCATCGTGGCAGTAGCATTCCCACACATCGCGGTCGTTCGCAGTTGGCGAGCGAAGGAATACGGTGTCGTTCCACTCAGGAACATGAAATTCGATTGCCTTCGGAATGTCTTGCAGAGCGAGGATATCGCTCATTTTTTCCAATGCCATAAACCTAGCCTCCGGTTAGTTGAAATTCAGCCGAGCCTCGCAACATTTCGCCCACGCTGGCCGTTGTCTCGAAGCTCGACAAGTATGCCTCACCTGACAAGCCGATGCCAGTTCCGCTCACCGAGATAGTCGACTTGATTCCGATTTCGCTGATGCTGAACGGTGCCGCGCCAAGAAAAGTCACAGAAACTTTTGCAGGCTCGACGCTGGTCATGTCGAGTTGTTTCAACACTCGCGCCGCCGCTCCACTGCCAAGCACAGTGGCACCGGCCCCGGTAGCGTCGGTCGTGCTTCCAGCGGAAGCACTGACCTTCACGGTCAGCAGTTGAGAAATAGAACCGTTAAAAGAAACGGTCGTGCCTTGTGATGTTGCAGCCATGTTCGTTCCTATTCGGAGACGAGCGTCGCCGTAAATTTCACAAGTTCACCAACAGCGTACTCGGTCTCGACGTCGGAATATTTGCCCGTGATGCCAGCAAACGTACCCGCGTCGCCAGCCGTTGGTGCCGTGTCGCCCCACGCAGTGTATGTGACACTTGAAGTACCGGAACCAGTCGGCCCCGTGCCTGCTGGCTCTGGCAAGCCATCAACATACACGCGGTCGCCAGTGGTACTCAAGTCCGACGCGTCGAGTTTGCTTTTCGATGACGACGCCGACGTGCCGCTAGTGTGCTTGACCTTTACATTCGTTGCGCCAGAAAACGAACCCTGCGAACTGATTGCCATGATTCTCGCCTGATGTTACTAGGTTGGGGGGACGATGTACTCGTACGTCGCTGTGCCTTTGACAAACTCACCGGTCGCATATTCGGTTTCCGTATCAGTGCAGCACCAGCCGGTAGCACCGGCTGCGGATACCGCAGGGGCAACACCAAAAAACGAACAGGTTACGGTCGTGGTAACACCGTTGACCGCACCCGCACCGACATCGTTTAGCGGTGGTGCTTGATACATTCTCGTCGCGTCAGATAGTGTCGTGACGTCCATCTTTGCCGACGCAGCATCAGCACCGGGGGCAGTCGATTTGACCTTTACATTCGTGCAGCCTGAAGGCAGCGTTGGCCCCGGCGACGGCATTCCAGATAGGTCGGGCATTTTTGGCTCCGTGGGTTTGTGGTTCTCTGATTTTACGCTACGGCGGGCGACCCTTGAAGCGTGTTACTCTTCCCACACGACCGTGTACGTTTGCGTAATAACATAGGTCGGAATCTCATGCCCGTCCAGATACACGGGCGAACTATCACCCTCCTCGGAGAGCGACACATTTTGCACAGTCAACCCGTCCGACTCCCCGGCAAACTCATTCAGTGCAACCCGTGCCAAATCGGCCAAAACCTTTCCGTCGCTATACCCGTCGCTGTATATCTCAACAGAGAAAACACCCATAGGCGTGCCGACCACAGTATCCAACTGTCGCTCTCGCGTTGTTGATGTGCGAGAGAAAATGCAAAACGGTGGCACCGCTGACGATGGCGCACCCAGTGGGTACGCGTTGACGGCCGTTGCCAGTTCAAGTTTTGTTCGCAGGAATTGTTCTGGTGTGCCCACTTATTTTCTCCGATACTTTTGATCGACCCCCGGTGCCAAGTCTCTCGCAGCCTTTTCAAGTGCGAACATCATTTCGAGCGACAGTTTGTTTTGAACAGCGTCCTTCGTTGAATCGTACGTATTTTTCATAAACAGCCGTGGTTCGATCCCATGCTTCGTGCCAAACTCCAGAAAAATTGCCTTCCTCGACTCCGCGCCAAACTTATAGCCGAGGCATCCAATCGTGAATCCTGCAATGTTTGTGCCGACGTATTTACTTGTCGCAATAGCCGCTCGCCTCAAATCCCCGGTTTTCTTTTTGCCAGTAACCTGCCCAGTGCCCTTTATGAAATGGCCGCTCGCGTTTCGCTTTAGGGCGCTTTTGTTGCCCGTTGTTTTTGTTTTGGGGGTGTTCTTTTTAAGAACTGGCAGCGCTACCTTGAGCGCTCTTTTCATAGCCGCCCCGAGGTGTTTTTTCGCAATGTGTTTTGGGAAACTGTTGAACGCATTGGCGAGCGCCGACAGTTGTGCATCCATGCTGTCAGAGTTTAGATAGATCACGCCGCAGCCTCACACGTCAGTTCGTGCCCTTCTCGGTTGCCAGTTTCAACGACGCTTGAGATATACAGCACCAGCCCGCCGCGATCAGGAAGCACTACCCGCATCGTTGCGGTGATTCCTTCAAGGTATCGCATGTTCACCTCGTAGCTCGTACTGCCACCAACCTGCCCCCGGCTACTCTGTTCCGAATAACTCACAGGCGTAACCGAAGCGCGGCGTGTTGCAAAAGTCGCCCACGTTTGAGTGATTTCACCCATGCCGTTGCGTACTTCTGTTGGTGTTTCGATTGTCACAACGTGCCGAAGGTCGCCCGGTTGAATCATCGGTAATTCCCCCAAGAAACAGAGTCAAGCAAAGCACGCACGCCGTACGGCAATTCGTCGCTGCCTTCGTTGTCAACAGCAAGCCGCCGCTCGTACCACACCCCCAACAGCATCAGCATCGCATGACGCACTCGCGTTGGCACTGCCGTACCAGCATCGCCGTACCCTGCCCACCACGTTACCGTCACGCTGTTCGCGTCGCTCAAATGCGTCGGCCAACTGCCGCTGTACAGATTGCGAATCACACCGGGCGTCGACGCGCGGTCAACTCTGTAAAGATTGCTCGGAAGGGTTTCAGTTGAGCCACCACTTTCAAGCACATACGAAACAACAACTGTCGTGTGTGTTGCCGACATTGGCGGGCGTGGCAATTCAATCTCGTCGGGGAAACCATCCAGCCGCATTGTCAGTTGCTGCGTTACCAGTGATCGGTCGAGGTAATCCTCAACCCATTCACGCGCAGCGGTTATGAGCGTACCGACATAGGAATCGTCCACGGTTGACTCAATGCGGCAATGCGCCTTCGCTTCTGCAAGCGTCACCGGCTCGACGGTAGGTTCTGTCGCTCTAACGAGGCTGCGATACTTCACTTTTTTGCTCGTATCTTTCTAGGTACATCCGCTCTTTCGCTTCGCTCTTCTATTGTAGCGGTTTCGATTTCCGGTGCCGCTCGCTCAATGGTTGCGTATCCCAGCGACAGCCACAAACTGGCCTGCCCGTC